GTTCTCTTTTTCCATTAAAATCTGCATGATCACCCAAGTCCTGCAACAAATTTCCTCCAATTGATTGCATTATTAATATGAAAACTTCTATTCTCAATCATCGAAAGAACTGATTTCAGATAATCGACTTTGCCTTTCTGTTCATTCATAATTTTTTCGGCCTTTTGTAAAACCTCATCTGCTCCAACATAATGTCGTTCTAATTCTGTTTTGGATATTCTGATGTTGTGGTCTGGTGCTTTTCCATTTTTAGAAATAACCACTTCCCATCGTTGTTGAAAAAGAACCTTCCAATGAGTTTCAAGATCGCTCAGTTTCCGTTTCTCTTTGGAATATATGTCTAAGTATTTTTGATGTAGATTGGGTATTTTCAATGATTCATTGTCCAAATCTTTATCATCAATGTGAGAATCCTCCCCCCACATTTCCATAATGTCTTCAATTGTCATAATTTTTTAGTTGTTCAATAGATTTTTTATTTCATAATTTGTATAACGAAATCCAGCAGAAGCGGTAAAATATTCTAAATCTTGATTTGCACTATCAAATTCTAACGCAGAAATAGTGATAGGAAATGCTTCATAGAAATGAAATTCCATTTGAGGATTCATTGCACTCGTTAAGATAGTAAGAACAATTGTTGAAACTGTGCCTCCATGTGGAGTCATAGTAGTTCCTCCTGCTTTCAACAAACGATATTGTTCTCCCCCTCTAGCCAATCCCAATGCAGTTATTCGATCATATATTTCCATCCAATTTTTCAAGTGTTCATCTACAATAAATCTGACCGACAATTCTTCAAATGTAACTTTTGCACCAGCCTGAGGTATATTTAAATATGGTGTTTGAAAATCTATCGCATCAATGGAAACGCCCGGAACATTAGCGGATTGACAAAACCAAGTCAAGTTTGGAGCATCTTGCATTGTCAGTCGAAAACTGATATTTGAAAGATAATTTAAATTGTCTGGTACTTTATTTGTTGCAGCCATGGAATTCCTTGTTTGTCCTTCTATACTATTTATTCAACAGATTTTCAAACTCGCCATAATCCATATCTTTTCCAACAAAAATAAATTTAGAATTTGGGTATTCTTCTTCGATGTGTTTATGTTGACCAACCCAAGAATCTTGTTTTTCATCATGAAATTCTGTAATAGAAGTTCCAAGAAATATACCATCTTTTGTTTGATCGTGATAATAATCAAACCCTACGCAATAAAAAAATGTTTCACTAGGATTTTGTTGAGCGGCCAAACGGAGTGCAACTGTATCAGTAACCCATTCTTCAAATGTACTGTCTGACCACCAAGCAATATTTTCAGTTGGATCAGATGAATCAATCCAAATGAAATACATAACTCCTTCATGTGCAAATTGAATAAAATTATCCGTTTTTGGTTGATTCTCTCCGATTTTATATTTTTTATTGGTTGTTTGTTTAAGCATGTCATAATGCATACTTGGAATTAAATCAAACCCCCTAAAATAACACTTGTATTTTTTCGTTAAATTATTAGTTATTAATTCTAATTGTGCATTAATATCTTGACAAATTAAATGGTTTGGTACGAATTTACGATAAATGAAATCACAACCATATGTTGTATGTTTTTTGAAAAGATTGAAATCTGAAACAAATTTTGATTGACCATTTCCTATCACTATGATCATTGCGGCCTCACTGGAAAATTATCACTACAAACAAAAAAAGGGAGTAGATTTCTCCACTCCCTTTCTGAAATCCTACTATATGTAGGTCAAGTATTACATCAAGTTTGTAATTGCAGCTTTTCTGTAATATACATTCAAGTGAGGACTACCTGAAGCCAACAAACCTGTCATACGACCAGTTGAAGCATCTGCATTTTCTGCAAATGGATTTGCAACCAGACCATAACGTGTTTTGAAAGCAATTTTCGGTTGGAAACTAGCACTATCAACCGCACGAACCATTTGCAACGGAACGTAAGGACAATAGAATATACCAGCATCCATTGGTGAATCACCTTTATAACCTACACAGTAGTATTCTTGTGCGTTAGCTACAGCATATGGATCAACATATACTTTATAGCGACCATTAAGAACACCAGCGAAAGTAGTCGAAGCGGTATCTGTATTCAGATCGGTGCTCATTGCAGGAGCATAATCCAACATACCGGCCATCTGAAGAGCAGAAGCAACATCACCTGAAGTCAGAATGATATTTCCTTTTCCTCTACGAGTGTCTTGACCAATTCCGTTTGCATCTTTTTCAATTTGCATCATCAGACCTTTGAATTTTTCAACCATCCAACGTCCATTGGAATCAGTATCAAGGTCAAAAATACCACCAGTAGTTGTACCAACTTGGGCACCAACTTTTGCGCCAATATATATCTTACGGATAACCTCACGATTAATCTCTGCAAGAATTTCTGAAGACAGAATATTTGCAAGTTCTGCTTCTGCATCAAGACCATGAACTGCACGTAAATCTTGTGCAAGTTCCATTGAATACGAACCCTTTAGGGCACGTGTTCCAGCAGCGACTGAAACCTTCTCAATTGAGAAGGACATTTCACCAGTAACATCACCTTCACCAGCGGTATTTGTCAGAGCACTATGTGTGGTAAATTCAGTACCAGTTTGTCCAGAACCATCGGCTGCCGTGATCAAAAGACCAGGCGTGGCAACTACATCACCCGATGCATCCCCATCTGTACCAGATTCTTGATCGGGCTCAGTTACGCCAGGAAGTTCTGCACCTGTCATTGAATTGACTCGACTCTTGAGAGCGAAAATCAATCCAGTTGGGCCGGACATAGGTTGTACACCACAAACATCGTATGCTACGAGTTGAGGCATTGCACGCCGAACCATTGAGATCAAAACTGGATCTGCAAAATCTATACTTACATGGGTTGGATTGCCTGCTGCACCACCTGTTACTGGTGATGGGGCTGACATTCCCATATTTGTAGTGACTGCTGCCTCCGTCAAGAGTCCTGCTCCACCTTGATCTTGAGTATATTGTTTTTCAACATTTTCAAGACACATAGCAGTAACTGCTCTACGATGGGGATCAGTGATCTTAGGAAGATCAGGATGATCTAAAACCGGCGCCCACTTTTTGTTAATATTTTCTGAGAGTTGCATTTTTAAAACTCCTTATTGTTAAAAAATTTAAAATTTAAAATTATTAATTACGAGCAATAGCTTTACTATATGCTTCCATGATGTTACTCATCTCTGGAGTTTCCTCCGTTTCTGGTACATCACTTTCTTGTTCAACATTTGCATCTTGTTTTGTTTGATTCGGGAAATAACTTTCCTTAATCGTCTTAACTTTATTTTCAAAATTATCTGCATCCTCATCGTAAGAAACACCCTCTACGAGAGATTTCATCTTTTCAGATTGTGTGTCTGCAAGGTCTTCGCAAACTTCTTCCAAGATTTTGTCTTTACGATATTCATTGAGTTCGTCTTTAGTTTTAACGTTATCTTCAATTTGAGAATTTAATTTTTCTTCAAGTTCCTCCACTTTGTCATAAAGACTTTCAACGATGTCAACTTTTTCGTCTGGAACTTCAATATAATGTTCAGTGAAGAGATCTTTAAGACCACCAATGAACTCTTCAGTAATTTCACCTTTCAGTGATCCTTCGAGCGCAAGTTCGTTCTCTTTCATCCACTCTTCAACTACGTAGTTGAGATAACCATCGACTTTATCTGTCAACTCGTCACGGAATGAAACAATTTCTTCTTGAAGATTTTTTTGATATTCTTCTTCCAGTTCTTCAACTTTTATTGTTATAACTTCCATAACTTTCTGATGAACTGCAGCTTCAAATATTGTTGATGCTTTGGATTTAAACTCTTCTGAGAGTTCTTCACCCTGTACCAGTGCTTCAATGTCTTCTTTAACATCAATTTCTGGAATATCAACTTTAATTTTCTTTTTCTTTTTGCCGGGTTGCGGATCTCCTGTTTTCGGATCTGCATCATCTGGCCCGCTTGGAGTTGGGCCCCCAAGATCATCTACAGATGCTTCTGCAACACCCATAAGATCTTTCCATTTAGTAGAAACTTCTTCTTTCTTCATGTTGTTGACTTTATCGAAAAGGGCTTTGATCATTCCAGCTTTAGTAGAAGGAATTTTAACTTCCTCTTTCTTTACCTGTTCGTCTTCCTCTTCTTCTTCGTCATCATCATCATCGTCCTCATCATCGTCTTCTTTGACTTTGGCTTTTTCGGCAATAATTTTTTCTGATTGTTCGTTTTCTTCTTCTTGCTCTGGAGCTTCAACAAGTTCTTCTTGTTCAGTTTCTTCCAGAACTTCTTCGTTAGTATTTTCCATAGACATTGAAACTCCTAAAAGTTTAAGTAATTTATACTGTTAATATTTATAAAATTATAGTTTTGACAATAAATTTTTGAACTCGTTCAATTTTACTTCCTCAAGTTCTCTGGAAGAGGCTTTTAGGATGTTATTCCTTGCCCGTTCTATATCTTGTTCTTTTAGTAATCCATTATCCCAAATCCATTCTTTTCCTTCCATAATACCTTCTACGAAAGCATTAGGAGCAGATGGATCTGCAACAATATCTGCAGCAGAAGCAAGATAAAAATCTTTCTGTACAATCTGAGATTTATTTGAATCTGGTTTTAATGTTCCCATTCCTCTTGAAGAAACACCTAACCTTGCACCCTCATCAATCAAACATTTAACAATCTTTCCATTTGGTGTATCCAGTACCTTTGCACGACCAACAAAATTCTTACCTTCTTTCACCAAAGAGGTGATCATATGCGATGCACGATCTAAATTGACAGTAGGCCCGTCTGGATGTCCTAATTCTCCAAATGCACGTTTTGGTGTAACGTATTCCTTTACATAACGATTTACTTCTTTTTCAAGGACAGGCAAAGGATAAATTCGACCATTTTTGTTCTTCTTTTCTGATTGCATGAAAATACCCTCAATAAAATATTTTTTGGGTTTCCCTTCTTCTTCAATCAGTTCGTATTCTACTGTTTCTGCTAGTTCGCATATAAGTTTCATTTGTATATCCTATTTTGCGTTACTGAATGCAAAATCCAAGATTTTTAAGAAAGATTTTGTATCTTTATTCATGTTATCTTGCATTTTTTTCTTGTTAGAACTATTTAGTGTGTCAAAGGTTTTCAGAATAGTTTTTGCAGATTCGGGGTCAATTGGAACCGATGTGCCACTTTTGAACTTAATATCCGCTTCTTTTTTCTTTTTTACAACAGACCTTAATTGATCTACAACATCTTCTGTCAAAGGTTTTTCTGACCGTATTACCTCTTCTACTTTTCTCTCTTTAACAGGAAAACCTATTGATTTTCTAAACTCTTTATACGTTTTCATTATCCACTCTGAAATGCAACTGGTGTTAATTTCACTGCTGCATTTGCAGCAAATATTTCATCTGTGGGATCTTTTTCAATATATTGAACTGATCCCCCCAAAAGTGTAAATGTTCCTAAAGTTGCAGCTGCACTTGCAGTTTGTACTGTTACCAAATAATTTGTTCCTGCCGCAGCAGTATTTACACACATTACACATTTTGCAGAACTGACATTAGACCCTGTTCCAGATCCAGTTGGTGCATTTGCTTGTGCAGCTTTAGGTTTAATTATCATTGCCCCTCCGTTTTTTCTGCTTCTGGTTCTACTGGAACCTCTGCTGTTGGTTCTTCTGTTGCCGGATCTTCTACTTTATCAGTAAACATTTTAGCAGAAACTTCTTGTTTTCGACTCGCAAGTGAATTTATCACTTTATTTGAAATCAATTGTCCAAATGCATCATTTACCCTTGTAGGTTTACTTTGCATTGCAAAATCTATAATATCTACTGTTTTAAAATTTTGTTGTGTCTGTTGTTCTGCCATTTTAATCTCCAAAAATTATCTATTAATATTTATAAACTTTATAAGGTGAGAACTTCTTAATATTCACCCTCTTCACCACCTTCACCTTCTTTTTCTGCATCTTCTTCTGCCTCTTTTGCAATCAATTCATCTTGTTTTGCAATTTCATCTTCTGATTGTCTAAGAATGTTTGTTCTATACCAATCTTTAGAATAATATCTACCAACAAAATCTTCCATATCTCTAGCAAGAGACATGCGCTGAGTCATGGTTTCTTGATGTTTAAATTCAGTATAAAAATGGTCTGAAGTAAACGCATAGTGTATTTTATCTCTAACTTTTGACCATTCGGCCGCAGTCATAATATTTTTCAATATCAGTTGTTTCTCCATTATTTCATCAAATAAAATAGAAAATCTTGTTTGTAATTTACTAATGAATTTGTTGAAAAGCAATTCATCTCTTGTAATTTCACTTTCTCTCCCCAAAGAGAATCCCGAATCAGCTTCGAGGCGAGAAACAGGAACATGCATAGATTTATACAGTTTTCGTTGAAAGTATTCTACATCTTCCAATTGACCAAGATTTTCTCCGCCAGGAAGTGTAGTAATTTCTGTTCCTCGGCCACCTTCTCTACGAGGCAACCAATAATCTTCTAACATTGATTGATGTCTGCGGTCATCTTTAATTTCACCAGATTGAGAATCATATACTAAACGATTCTTATATCGTGTCATAATGTCACGAATATATTGTTCTGCTTTTAATTTTGGAAGATTTCCTACATCAATATAGAAAATTCTACGTTCTGGTGCTCGTGAAATACGATAGATAACAACTGCATCTTCTACCATTCGCAATTGATTTAGTGGTTTGATTGCCTTATGAAGATAAGACATTACTGTATTTTTTTGAGGATTTAATAAACCAGAAGTGGTATATGCAATACTATCACCAGAAATCACAAGACCCTGTGAAGATCTTTTATCCAATCCTGCTTCATTGTAATTGTATACAGGAATGATATTAACTTTTGCTATTGTAGGATCAGTCGTTTTTTCTTGTTTAACGTGTTTAATTTTTTTAATCTTTGTAGCATCCAAACTCCTAAGTTCAACAACCCCACGTTTTGGATCATTTTCATCAATCATTATATGATAGTACAATCTTCCCTCAATATACCATCTACGAAAAATTTCGTGACCATAATTATTAAAATTTAGAAGATCCAAAATAGTTTCAAATTCTCCACGAACCTTTTTCTTAATACCATCTGTGAGATCTGTTTTGTCGAGAACTATTTGTACTGGTGGGCTTGTATCATCAACTACAATCGCTTCATTTATAATATTATCAATTGCAACTTCACAATCAGCAGTTTGAGCTATTTCCCGATATTTGAGAATTAGTTCAACTTCATTCTTATATTGACCATCCATGTCAAGATAAGAACCATAGGCCCCAGCACCAGATACCACCATTGAACCATCATCACTTTCTGGAAGTGTAAATGCTGGAACATTAGCGCCTGTTGCTTCTTGACTTTTTCTTTCAACTTTGAAACCAAATATTTCAAATGCCATAATTAACTCCTATGTTTGTTTCTGTAAATCAGTGCCATGTGTCACATCTGCTGATAATAGATGTGGTTTTGATCCTGGCATCCATCTATCAAATGTCCAAGTACAAGTAAATTCTTCAATTTCTTGTGTTCCCCAATCAAGATTGATTGTAGATAATGCCGATGGAAATGCACCTATCAAATGATAATGATGTATGTGTTCTCCATCTTTACCATATTGTGTAATAATAACTTCACCTTTATATTCTGCCGTTTCTCCTTGACCCTTCCATTGGTCTACTCTCTTATTTAGTTTGTGATCTGAGATGAAATCTATCCACTTTTCAAGAGTAGCACGAATACCAAAATCTTCATCGTTTATTATAGTAGTATCTAGGGTATCAAAAGTACGATCTCCTGCTACTTTAATTGCCTTACCATGAAAAAATACCTCATGGGTGCCAATTGTAGATGCAGGAATGGTTGTTGCTTTAATTAAAAATCTAGATGGAGTTGGGGGTAAACGGAGGCCCTGAGGGTATTGTATTTCAACTGAAAACAGGGAAGGACGAGCCCCACCCTGTTTTAGATTGTTTTTGAATTCTGTTAATGCGAAAGCCATTCATTTTATATATCGAAATTATGGGATGAATTAATTTTATGAAGCACCACTAACT